GCTGTCGATGCGGCTGCCGTCACGGGCGCGGCGGGCGTCCTGGTAGGTGATGAGCGTGCGGGCAATGGCGCGGATGCCCCACACCGGATGGCTGAAGACGATGAAGCGGACATCTCCCGACTGGTCCAGCGCCATGCCCTGCCAGCGGGTGCCGTTGCGCTCGATGTTACCGGGGTTGTAGTTGCGGATGCCGCGGGGGCTCGGGCGGGTCATGCGGACTCCTTGTGGCCGATGGCCGCCCGCAGCTCGGCCAGGCGCGCGCGGCCGACCTCGGGGGCGGATTGCTTGAGTTCGGATATGCGGCGGGTCGGCTTCAGCGGCGCCGGGTCGGCGGCGGCTGCCTTGCGGTGCAGCTCACGGTGCGCCTTGACGGCATTGCGGCGCGCCTCGATGCGGGCGATGCCGTCCTTGGCCATGGTCCGCGCGATGGGCCGGAGTTCGATCGGGCAGCGGGCGAAGATTTCGCGCTGGCGGGCGACGTCCGGGTAGGCATCGACGATGGCCTGGGCGTAGTCGCGGGCGTGGCGCAGGGGGCGCTGGGTACTGAAGTCGTTCATGCTGCCAATGGTCGGCAGCTTTGTGGTACGCGTGGACTAGGAAGCGGTTCAGTAGAGACAAAGAGCCCCGCGCGGGGCGGGGCTTTTCACTTCATTGCGACCGCATGGCCTGCCTGAAGGTTCGCTGAGCGACTTCGTATTCCTTGGCAAGAAATGCGATGAGACAGGCGACGCCATCACGGTCGACGACGCTCAGGTCTTGCTCGGGGATCATCAGATCGCCCACGGCATCCAGACAGCGGGTCAGGGTGCTAATGCGCGACATGGCGCATTCTGCGGCAGGGCTTAGCATAAGCGGATTTCCTTAAGTGATTGCCACATGGCATACCCGAGGATAACGACACTTTTCCAAGACCCAACAAGCCCGAGCGAAAATTTTTGGGGCTTGCTGAACTCCGATTCTATGGTAGTTGCCGACTACTTCAGAATGCAGAAAGCCCCGCATTGAGCGGGGCTAGGAGTCAGATCTTCTCGACGGTGAGCAACCAGCTGCTTAGCTCGTTTGAGAGCGTGACGGTAATTCTCCGACCCTCTCTTTCTACAGTCTTGGTTTCTTGGGTGGTTAGGGCGTTGTTCTCTAGCCAAATGTCCGGCGATACCCACTCAGGGAACAGAGTCTGCACATAGCGGATCGCCATTTGGCGGTTCAGAGCGTTGATCTTCTCGTCCTTCAGCCCAGCAGAAAATATCAAGGTCGCCTTCTCAACATCGCTTTCGAGCGAACTACCGGACACTTCAAGCGCGCCGATCGAGCCACCCTGCGTTTTACCCAGCTCTCTGGCGCGGCCGTCTGCAGCCGGAGCGGCCTCAAGGCGGGGGGCGAACTGTCCAAGGCCAGCTAGTAAGCGTTCCTTGCCAATAGTCCCTTGAGCCTGGCGAGCGACTTCCGCTTGCTGATACGCGCTGTAGCTGCTGGCCACCTTACCACCCACACCCACGATGAAGAGCGCGACGACGAGGCTGCCGCCCCATGCAATGACTCCAGACCACTTCTGGCTTTTCGCCCAAAGGCCAAGCGCCACCCAAAGCACGACAAACGCTATCAGCCATGTCACCTCTGTTATCTCCTTATAAACGTGGGGGTCTAGACTCGACCTGCTCAGTGAAACAGGTCGCCAGTTGCATCAGGGCCGGGTTGCTTGAGGATCTCCCATACCCGCCGATCCGACAGCCCGTTGCTGCGAGCCAGCTCGGCAACCAGGGTGTTGGCGCTTACGCCTTCGCGCACGCCTTGTTCGAACTGGCGGTTGATCTCCAGATCGCGCAGGCGGCGCAGGGCGGCGGAACAGCGGGGGATGTAGAGCGGCACGTTGGCCCAGCGCTCGACCATGATGTTGGCGGCGCGCTCGCCGATGACTTCGACCAAGGCCGCATGGCGGATCACGCCGAGGCGGCGCACGCCCTTGGCGACCGTCCAGGTGGTGCCGCCGAGTTCTTCGACCAGGCGCTGGGTCGCCGGCAGGCCGATGGCCTCGGCTAGCTCCTGAATCTGCCGGGGCAGTAGGGCTTTCACCTGGTCGAGTTGCATGGCTAGGTCGGTCTCCCGTGGCGTTCGGCATCGTATGCGAAGGCAGCGACCAGGCGTTGCAACTGGCCACTATCGAGCCATTCTACCCGCTCGACCTTGAACATCCGCAAGGCCATCGCATCGGCATAGGCCCAAGGCCGCTCGGCCTCGGCCAGAAAGGCCTCGATCTTGCCGATCAGCGCCTTGCGATCGGGCGTTGGCTTGGGCTGCCGCCCGGCCTTGCGCGCGGGTGCGGGCTGCCAGCCCAGGCGCTGGAACTCGGCGATGACCAGGCCGACCTGGCGGCGGTTGAGGTCCTTTGCCGAGCGCACGCCGGCCACCCGCGCCAGTAGTGCGCGGTAGGTGTCATCGTCCAGGCCGAGCTGGGCCTTGGCGATATGGATCTTGGCCAGGCTCATTGCTTGGCGCGCCGTTTGGCATTGCGCACTTCGTTAGTGCAGGCCTTGCACCAGCTGCTCAGGCGATCCGGGCCTGCCGGGTAGAAGAACTCCCGGTCAGAGGGCCAGTACTCTGCGCACCTGGTGCACAGCTTTTCGGGTGCGTAGTCGGCGATGCGCGCGCGCGGCATGGCGCGCAGTTCGGCTTGCTGCAAGTTCATCATGCGTTCCTTGGGTCCATGGCCTTGGCGAAGCCGGCCGGGTCGGTCTGCGCCAGCCTGGCCAAGTAGCGGATGCCGAGCGTCAGCGCTTCGGCGTCTTCCTCGAAGCCGCCACGGCTGCGCACCAGATCGAGGTCGGCGCGAGTGCCGCCGTAAATCTCGAGCTTGAGGGTTTCGGCCTGCATGGCCTGGCGGTGCTGGGCGATGCGCTGGCGGCGATTGGTCTGGCGCTCGCGGGCCAGTCGGCGCTTGCGGTCGATTGGCGTTTCATGGCTCATACGGCGTGCTCCAGGAGGGTCATGGCCATAGCGGCCACGTCGGTCGCATAGACATAGCGCGGCTCCTCGGTTTCGAAGCCGGCCACGGCGATCGCCAGCACGGCGTAGCCGTAGCAGGGGTAGTGCGCCGGTTCGGAAGGGACGTTGTAGGGCGGGCGCAGGCTGATGCCGGCCAGGCGCTCGACCCAGGCGGCCCACTCGGCGCGGTTGCGTAACAGGTGCATAGTTCCTCGGCTGCTCATCAGTACCGGGCCACCACGCCCGGCAGACCAGCCCCGGCCAGGCCGGGGTGGTTTCGCTTAGGGTCGGTTGATTGCTTCGTCCAGGCCCTTGCCGACAGCCAGGCGCACCGTGTTCTTGGGCGGGATCTCCATGACCGCTCCGGTGGCAGGGTTGCGGCCGGTACGGCCGGCACGCTGGACCGGCTTGAGCTTGCCAAGGCCCGGCAGCGGTACGTCACCGCCGGCCTTGAGGGTGCGTGCGGCGACGACGGAGTAGCGGTTGAGCACTGCGTCCACCTGGGTCTTGCTGATCGGCGTACCGCTAGCGCCGAGTTCCTGGGTGATGGCGTCGATCAGCTCTTTCATGGTGATGGTCATGGGGTTGCTCCTTCTCAGTGGATGGTCTTGTTGGATGTGGGCTGTTCGCCGCGCGCGGCCTTGCATTGCTCGCAGTCGCAGGGTTTTGCCTTGCGCTGGGTGATCGTCGAGATCACGCCCGGCAGGATGCCGAACAGGCCTTGGGCGAGCTGGGCGGCCTTGCTGTCGCTGCTTGCAGGCCCGGCCATGGCGATGGAGAGGCCGTCGCCTTCGTCTTTGATGGTGATGGTGTACTCGGCCATGGGGCCTCCTAGCGTTGGCGGCAGGCGATGCCGTGCTGACGGCAAAGCTGACGCAGGTGTTTTTCGGTGATGTTCAGGCGCTCGGCCATGTCCTTCGGGGTGCGGCCGAGCAGGGCCCAGGCGCGGATCAGCGCGACCGGGCTGGGCGTTGCCGGTGCCGGCTGGGCGATGCGCCCGACCGGCTGCGGTGTGGCAACCGGCTTCGGCACGGCAGGCGCTGGCGTCGGCTCGGCCTGCTCGAACAGGTGGGCATAGACCGGCGTGCGGCGCGGGTTGATGACGAACGGCTCGGGGCCGTCGAGCATCTTGGCGCCGACCTGCTCGATCTCGCCGCCGCGGGCGAGGAAGGCCTCGGTCGCGGCGGCGATCCGGCGGCTTTCGGCCTCCAGCTCCGGCGAGCGCGCGGGCAGCGCGCAGACGATGCGGGCGTGCATCTCACACCCCCGCAATGTCGAGGCTGATGGGGCGGTACTGGTCGCTGTCGCCGTCCCGCTCGTAGACGCGGATGTACTCCTTGGAACCGACCACCTGGCAGGCTTCGCCGATGGCCTTCATCGCGCGTTGCCAGCGGCCGTCGCCGATCTCCAGGCGGCGCAGGGCCAGAACGCGGGCGGTGCGGATCTCGCCCTTGGTGTCGGTGCGGAAGGCGTCGTTGACCAGGGTGACGACCTCGGGGCGCGCGCCTTCGGTCCAGTCGCGCAGGCATTCGTCGATCAGCGCGCGGGCGGCCTGCAGGCGTTCGTCCAGGACGATGCTTTCCTGCACGGCGAGCTGGATCTTGTAGCGACCGTCGAAGCTCAGCAGGGTGACGTTGCCCTTCTTGCCGCCGACGCGGGCGCCGTATTCCTCGAAGCTCATCTCGATGAAGGCCTTGATGTCGCCGAAGGCGGCTTCCTTGAAGTCGCGCAGCTCGGCGCTGAGTTCGCCGGCGCGATCGACCAGGTGCCGTACCAGGCGGTCGCGCTCCATGTCGAGGGGCTTGATCATGCTTTCGTGCACCAGGCGGCCCTGGGCGTCTTGCCGGTAGCCGGCGGGAATCATTTGAGCGGTCATGCGGGTACTCCTTAGTGTCGGGTGGCCCATTCTTCGGGGCGGCTGTAGCTGATGGCTTCGCGCCATTCGAGGGTTACGCCCATGAACAGGGCGGTGTACTTGGTGCTGCCGGCGCTGGCCGAGCGGGTGAAGCCCTGCAGCACCTGGTGCTTGAGCAGGCGCCGGGCATCGTCCGGGTCGATGGTCAGGCGGTGGCCGGTGGGGTCGAAGTGGTGCAGGCGCACCTCCATGCGGCGCAGGGCGCGGGCGGCTTCGTTGAAGCTCTGCAGGCGACCGGCCAGGGCCGGAGTCAGGACCTTGAGGGTGCGTTCAGCGGCGGTCTGCATGGCGGCTCTCCTGCGCTTGGCAGTTCGGGTTGTGCGGGCAGTGCTGGCAGGCTTTCCAGTGCTGCATGGCCAATGGGTTGTGGGTGGGCGCCGGCTTTTCGCGGAATGCTTGGCACTGCATGACGGTGATGGTCGCTTCCAGTGCTGGGCATTCGAGCCGGCCGAGGGCGTCCATCACGCGGCGTTCCACGCCTGCCGTACTGCGCGACGGGTAGCAGTTGCGCAGCACGGTGCTGACGGTGGCGCGGTTCATACCGATGCGCTTGGCGGCGGCAGTCATGTTGCTACGCGCCACTTCGGCATCGAGCAGGCGAACCCACAGTGGAGGTTCGGCGCCCCAGGCGCTGAGGCGTTCGGTTGGCTGGCTCATACGCAGGCACCCTCCATCGGGTTGGCCTTCGGCAGGTGGATGTAGACGACTTCGCCCAGGTTGGCGTCGAACAGTTGGCCGTTGCGTTGCACCATCGGCGGCTTGGGGCCGGTGTATTTGCCTGGCAGTAGGCGGTAGCGCGCACACTTTCCTTTGGGGCCGCTCTTGCTCTGCCCAACAGCCGTTACGTAGCCCGCGCGCTGCAGCCAGAGGAGGTAGGCATAGGCGGTTTTTGGCGTGGTGGGCACCGAGGCGGATGCTTGCTCGGCAAGCTCTTCGGCGCTGATCTCGCCGAGAATTCGCAGCGTCCGCCACATGGCTTCGGTGCCGAGACCGCTAACGCGTGTTGTGCCCTTGCGTGTTATTTGCGGTGCTTCGACCCCACAGTCCTTGATAAGCCGAAGGAACTGTTCGCCGCCGCGTAGTGAGCGGGCGCGGACCGTTTCGATGTAGCCGGCTCGTTTTAAGGCGTTGATGTAATACCGGACAGTCTCAAGGTCGAGGTCGACCGACCAGGCAACGTGTTGCACAGTGAAATCACGTTTTTCGGCGCGCAGGACTTCCCATATCCGCTGCCGATTGTCTTTTAGGCCGTTCATTTCCAGATTGATTGGCCTACGTCCGCCCGCCATTAGGCCCGCTTCCGAGCCGGCGCTTCGCCCGTAAACCACGCACGACCGAGTTGCTTCCATTGCGCCAGGTTGACCGCCTGCAGGCCGATGGCTTCGGCCTCGCCCTGGATGCGATATAGGTTGACCGCGACGCGGCGCAGGCATCCGCGTACGGCGGTGCGCAAGTCTTCGAGCAGGTCGTCGCTCAGCACCAGTTCCGGGTAGCTGGAGCGAGCAAGGGTCTGCATGTCTTCCAGGGTGGCGGGCTGCGCAGGCACCCGATTCCAGGACACGGTTGTGCAGGCGCTCCAGTTTGGCCAAGCTGGCCGGTACGCGTTCTTCGCCGATCAGCACCAGGGTGCCCTGACTGGCGTTGTAGATATCGGTGATGATGTTGGCGACAGATTTGTCCAGCAGATACTGGACGTCGTCGACGATCAGCGGGCGGCCGCTACGCGACAGCTGCTCGGCGACCTGGTCGACCATCTCCGACATGCTCCGCCCAGGGGTAATGGCCATTTCGCGCAGAACGGCCATGAGAAATGCCTTCTTAGTCCAGGTATCGCGGCATTCGACGTAGTAGGCACGGTAGCGATTGGCCGCCCAGGCGGCACCGACCGACTTGCCCAGACCGCTAGGGCCGTACATGGCGATCAGCCCAGGCAGGCCCAGTGGGCGGGATTGGGCGCGCTCGATGGCGCTGGTCAGAAGGCCGACGTTCGTCAGCGCTACGATCTTGGTCACACTCATTTGTTGCTCTCCTTGTTGGCCTCCCCCGAGGCCGGTTGGTTACGCCTGGACCTGTTGGCTTTGGTCCGCGTCAAACAAGTCGCGCATCGAGGTGAACTCGTTGCGGCTTGGGTAATGGGCATGCCGAGCGGGCTTCGTGCTCGCTAGCGTTCGC